AGGTCGATGCGGCACCACCTGTGTAGATGATTCGGTAGTTGTCGTAGGTGCTTGAGAATGCGTCGGTGACCGCAACTGAGGCGACGGCTGTGCCGACGGTCTGCGTCTTGACCAGCCACAAGCCGACAGCATTCATGTCTGTAGCCGTCAAAACCTCGCCGCTAGTGAATGAAGGGTAAGTCATGGTTAGCCCAATCTGTCCGTGTTGAGTTTGTCCGTATCAAGAATAAAAGCGTGGTTATCAGCCCAGTTGCCTAACGTCAGCGTAACAACTGCGTCTTGAGGCGTGACGTCAATTCGCCGTCCCTTCACCACACAGTTAGCCGTCTGGCTCGAGGCGCCGGAGCCTGTCCAAGTGATCGTGGCCTTCTGCCACAGACCGTCCGTGATGCTCAGCAGACTGTCCCAACGGGCTTTAGCGGCGTCCGCACACCGGGCCTTCACCAGCGAAGCCGACAGGAGCAACGACACCGGCGTGAACCGGCTGACGGAATACCGGTTGGTAAGTTTGGTCGCCATGTCCGACGCGGCAGTGCTGTTCGCCACGGCCGTCTCTGTGTACGCGACTGTCCTCGAGCCGTAACTGTTCACCGTTGACGCGGACGAGGTGACGGCTGTGGCCCCGGTGTAGTTTCCTTGGATGATGGCCTGCGAGATGAGCGTGTCGTTGTTGAATGCCTGCTGGAAGTTGTCAGCCAAGAACGGGAGGTCGGTGCCTGTGACGGCTGTGGACGGGTCAAATACGAAGTCGGTGCGGTAGGCGGTGTCGCGGGTGTTGGTCATCGGGATGGAGCGGACGGAGTAACTACAGATGCCACCGCTGTTGGTGACGGTGGTGGGCCAAAGGACGTCGTTGGCGGTGGGGATGATGGTGGTCTGCCAGACGTCTGCGTAACTGTTGTATGTCTGCGCGGCGTCGTTGACCGCGGTGGGATTTTGGCTGTTAAAGAACGTGGTGTCGATGCTGACGGATGCAGCGCCCAAACGGGGCATGTACAGGGCGCCCCAACTTGACGTGTCAAAGGCGGCCGCGATGGCGGTCTGATAGTTGACGCTGGCGACAGGCAGGGTCGGGGGTGTGGACTTACCGCCGACCGTCAACCCGTCCACCGCTGTGATCGTGACCGTTGAATACACGCCGTCGTCCGTCAGATCAAAGTCGACGACGACCCCGCCGAAGACTTTGGTAGTGGTGTCAACTCCGCCAGTGTTGGTCAACGCTGACACGAAGACGCCTTGGGCGAACCAGTCGGTGCTCGAGTAGGTGCCCCCACCGCCCGGTGTCAGCGCCCCGTCCTTGTTCAGCAGCGTGATGACGCAGGTGCCGCGTCCGATCACGTTCACATCGACCTGCTGGTTGATGGACATGCCCATGACACGGCTGGTGAAGTTGGTGGGGCTGGCAACGGTGCCGATCTCGACCTTCCAACTGGTGTTAATCGCCATGGTTAGCGCCTGATCTGATTAGTGGTAGTCATCGGAATCGCGCCATTGTTGCGGTTCCACCGTTGGATGGCGTCAACGACTGCGTTGGGGTCGGCGGACGTGTTGATTGTGATGTTGTTTGTTGGAATGATTGACGCGAATCCGCCTCGTTCAAGGCGTGATGGTGCCTCAAAGGACAAAGGTGGCAACGGGGAACCAATGGACAGGCCTGCTTCGCCCAACCGTTGTGACATTGACAAGTTGCCGTATTCAGCGCCCCCGGCCAACCATTCAGCAAGGTCAAGCGCGGCCCGGGGGCCTTGCAATTCAAATCGCATAAGGATGGCGTGAGACGAGATGTTGCCCATTTCGCTAGCGATTCCTTGCAACATTTTTACAAGGTCTGCGGCTGTTGCGTTATAGGTAGAAAGCAAATCTGCGTCGTCGGTGCCAAATGCTTCAATCGCGGCCGACTCAACAATTTGCAATTGTTTGGCGGCTTCGTCAAATGCGACTGTCTGGTTGAATCTGTCAACGAGTGCATCCCATTTTTTACTGACGTTTTCCAGTTCGGTCGCCAGGTTGTTGGCAGAGTCGGCGGTGCCCTTGAACGGCCTTAGTTTGCCGTACTTGATCTGATTGAGGGTCTGCTGGTTGGCGTCCTCGAGGTCGCTGGCCGCCATCTGCAGATTGTTGATTTCTTCTTCGCTAATCAGCGGTTCGTCGGTTGTGGCGTCGTCTTTGGCAAAGCCGAATGCCTGCAACACGCCTTTAGCCATTTTCATGGTGCCCTTAAATTTGTCAATTGGGCTTCCAAAGAAGGATTGCAGGAAACCGCCGCCAATCTGGCCAACCTGCATTTTGTTCAACTGTTCAACGGCTGTTGAGATGGCGGGCACCAGCACCTCGCCAATTTGCAAAGACAGGTCTTCTACCGTGTCTTTAAGGTCGTTCATGTTGTCGCGGAACTTTTTGGCTTTGGCCGCTTCTTCCGGGCTGATGACTTTGGCGTCGGACACGGTGGCTAGTGAGGCCCGTAGGTCGTCGGCGCCCATGTTGATCAACTGGGACATGTCGCGCCAGCCCTTGCCAAGGATTTGGGTGGCGATCTTGGCTTTGGTTGCCGGGTCTTTAATCTTATTAAGCCGGTCGATGACATTTAAAAAGGTTTCGTTGGCATTGACGGTGCCATCGTTGGCGTATTCGACCTGTATGCCTAGTTCCTCAAATAGGTCTGGGGATTTTCCCAGCGCCGTATTCATTTTTCCGATGCCGGTTTCAACAGTGCCTGCGTCTATTCCTAGGTCGCCGGTCACCTCAAGGAGGCGGGATGCTTCTTCGACGGCTAGGCCGGTGGCGCCAGCAAATTTGTCGGCGGACAACGCTAGGTCTTGGAATGCCGTGACACCTTGGGCGGCGAATGTGGCTATGGCTCCGGCTGCGGCGGTAGCGAAGGTGGCGGCGTTGGCTTGGATGCCGTCAAAGATGGCTTTGGAACCGGCCTTAAATTTGCCCATGGTTCCTTCGGCCTGGCCGACCTCCTTACGGAAATTGACGAAGGCGGCTTCGGCGGCCTTGATTCCACGGTTCTGGAATTCGGTTACGAGCGGGATTGTTACGGCCATCAGATCACCTTCACTACCTTCGCTATGACCGTCTTGCCGTGCTTGTATTGCAAAGCGTAGGACGACTCGTTCATGATCTTTTCCACCAGGCTACGCAACTGCCGTTGGATGTCGTCGGCCGACATTTGGTAGGCCTTCCACATGATGCGCGACGGGCTACCGAAACGGGATGACAGCACATTGATCATCTGGGCGCCCTGCGGTGTCATCGACCTGCCGGACATGTCAAACAGGGTGGCGGTGCGGTCGTTCCATTTCATGCCAAAGACGGCTGCCTTCTTCTTGGAACCGGACGTGAATGCTTTGATCGATCGTCGTTCGGCGTTGGCATTCCACGGAAGCAGACCGGTGGCTTCCTCGTTGCCGCGATAAGCGAAGTCTCGGACACGTCCTCGGTTCGGGTTGGCGTACCGGGCACCGGCCCGACTGGCGGCACGTTCCGCGCCACCCACGTTGTACGACCGGCTCCAGCCGGACATGGGTGCGTCGCCCGGCAACAGGCGTTTGGCTTCCTGCACCATCGGGGCGGCAATCGTGGCGAAGTCGCGGGTGATCTGACGTCGGGTGGACTTGTCCAAGGCGTTAAGGATCGCCAAGGCTTCCTTGACGCCTTTCACCTCGAGCGTGGCCCCGACTGTCACCGTTTTTTCTCCTTGATGATCGCGGCGACCGTCGCCAGGTCGTCCGTATCAAAGGGTACATCAGGCGGCCACCAGCCGGTGCTGATTAGCAGTTCTGCTAGTGAGCGTCGGTAGGTGCCTGCTGGAAAGGGCCGGACGCCTCCTCCGACACCACCTCCAACTCCACGATCTTCGGGATGAACGAGTCAAATTCGACGGGCACCACGATCTTGGCTTGCTTACAGCAGTCCCACGCCATAAAAGCCAGGTCTTCCATGCCGATGCCGTTCGCAAGGTCACCGGCTTTACGTCGGTACTTACGCTCCCAAGCGATGATCGTTTGCAAGTTGGTGGTGACCACAAACGGGCCATCACCAATGTCAACCTTGAGATGCAGTTTCATGTCGGGCCTTTCGGGTTAGGGATGAATCACGCCTCGGTGTAGGCGAAGGTGCCGCCGTTGAAGGTGACGGAGCAGGTGGCCAGTTCGCCCACCGTGTAGACGACCGGCAGTTCAGCCAAGAAGCCTCCGGTGAGGGTGCCCAACGGGTTGGTGGCCGAGACAGCGGCCGACGATCCCTTGATCGTCACGTTGGTGCTGGTGCCCACCAGCGACTTGAGGGTGGCGTAGGTTTCGGTGCTGGCCGTCGACCAGTACAGATCCAGGGTCACGCTGTTCTCCTGCAGACCGGCCGTGTACTTCATGGCGGTGTCACCGAAAGCGGTGTTGGACAACTGGGCGAACGTCTGGTTGACGGTGGCGCCGCTGCACTGGTCGGACAAGTCGACAGCGTTGACGGTGACGACTGGGTTGCTGAGGTAGGTCGACGTGGCCATGGTTACTCCTGGGTGGTGTTGGCGGCGTCGGGAGCCTTGGTCTTATTTTTAGCAGATTTGCCGGGGGCGGTGTGGGTGTCCTCGAGGAATCCTCCAGCGATCAA